TATGTGATGCTATTGTAAGTGGCAACGAAAATCTAATTGCTTTTACATTGAATCAAGATACATTGCCAAATGATACAATTACTTCTATCAATGGTATTATTAATCCACAGAAATCACAACCCGGAGTTGGAAATTTACCAGCAGAAGCAACCGGTCAGAGATATCTACTAGTTAATAATATTGTCCCATTTGATGGAGGTCCGTGGGGATTATTAGAAGCAGGAGAAGACGATATTATTGAATATAATGGTACAGATTGGGTAGTCAGTTTCGACTCAACGGCGGTAAACACAATAGGGTATACTACTAATGCTAACTCAGGTGAGAAGTTGTATTACGACGGAGAAACTTGGGTAATAGCAATAGAAGGAATATTTGAACAAGGTTATTGGAGGATAGTTAACTAGTTTTATCATGTTAAGAGCAGTAGGAGCATTAATTATATGTCAGAAAACACAAAGAGCGATGATGCAATTAAGAAGTGAAGAAGAGCGTCATAGTATGTGTTGGGGGTTATGGGGAGGAAAACTCATAGGCAACGAAGGCGACTTAGAAGGACTTAAAAGAGAGCTAGTCGAAGAACTCGGACATCCAGGAGTTCCTGATACTATTGGTATCAGTCATATCTATACATTCACAACAAGAAATCGACATTTTAGGCATGTAAGTTATGCTGTTTTATGCGAGGAAGAATTTAATCCTATATTAAACAACGAGAGTGCTGGATACTGTTGGGTTAAACTAAATTCATGGCCGTCACCACTCCATTATAATACAGGAAAAATGTTCAAGAGCAGAGCATTTAAAGAAACGTTAAAGAGTATACTAAGTGATGAGTTTAAAATTAGTTAAAGATAAAATTCCAGCTGAGTTTTACAGTGGTCCCCATAAACAGATGCAATTTACATTGTGTAACGAAGAAAGATTGAATAATCCTCTGTTAAACAAGTTATATAAAGATAATATTTGCTACACAGAACGTTGGTACTTAGAAGCCAGAAAGATTATATTTGACGAAAACTGGAACCATCCAATTATACAAATTATATGCGAAGATACTAACCTAAAGGCTAAACTTGTAAAAAGTACAGTCATTGATGGTGTATTAATGAGGAATGTTGTTAATAATGTTTCTCTACCAGAATTTCATATTAGTGCTGGGATTAACTTAAAAAAGTTGCATAGATGGTGTGGATTCTTTTCTAGTCTTCCCGACTCAACAAAAATTCTCGTTGACCTAAATGACCAATGTTAACACTAAGATCAATATCACACCAGATATCATAACCGGCTTCAATAGCTTTTGTACAAAATCCCATATCTTCTCCATGCCAGCTATCTGTTTGTTCATGCCATGTTAAAGGAAACCACGGAGCGTCAATTGACGCATATACATCTGCTTTAACTAACATACAGCCCATTCCAGCATACTTTACTTTTTTTAAACTACCGCTCATTTCAACTGGGACAACAGGATTAATTTCTTCAAAGGCAGTTGCATGAAAGGGCTCTACTCTTTTAGAATATGTTGCACAAACTACATCTTTATTTCTTTCTAATAAATTAACAATCGTATCTTCTGGAAATGTCATATCACTATCAAACCACATAATATAATCTGCATTATGATCATTGATAGCTCGCCTAGCTAAGAATTGCCTCTGACTACTTAATACTGTTCCAAGATCCATAAGTATGTCGACTATGTATCCTTGTCTTTCCGTATAACGTATTGCGTCAATTAGAAAAAATGCGAATTCAGAATGTAAAAGTCCATTAGTTGGAATACATATAGCAATATGACTTCCTTTACTGGTTACAGGCACGGCTTTTAGATTCTTACCGAACATTCTATTCTTCGTCTTCGTCCTGTGCTCTTCTATTTGCTGTACGTTCTGCTACCCTGGTTGTTTTATTAACTACATTGAGGTACGTTTGCGTTTTCATAATTGTTTGTTCATATACTTCAAGTGGTAAGTTTAACATATCACTCATATTAGCAGTACTTTGTTTGTTTGATAATGCTTCAACTGCCGCACGTCTTGATAATGTCTCTGACCAATACTCTGGTTCTGCTTCTTCTAATGCATTATTAAACTCTTCTGGATTAGTTATACCAAGCTCTTCCATCACTTCGTTTAACTTCTCTTGTACAATATTCATTTCTTTAACTACTGCTTCTTTTTCCCATTCCGATTGACATGCTGTTTCATGATGGTTAGAAAGCTGAGTAAGGTCTTGACATAAAATTAGTACTAATCTAGGACCTTCTGCTTCATTATAAACAAAATTTTCTCTCTCAAAACTTGTTCTAAATGGGGTACCAGATTGTATATTATACACCGCATTCATAATTTCTTCTACTGACTTTGTCATGGTGCCTCCTTTTGACTCGTTACTATATATCTAACTTTTTATGTGGTGTTCTAGCCATAAAGAAAGGAGCATTTCTGCTCCTTTCGGTGACTCTATATTAGGGTCTGTGTTAAAGCCTAGTTGTCAGAATCATCAGTTGAATTTGGTGAGTAGTAACCTCCAAATGTTGAACTAATTGATACCGCGCCACTAGTAATACCTAAGTAGCCTCCTAAAGTACCTCTTAATGTGAAGCCTCCAGTTGCATAGTGACTACCAGAAGCAACAAATCCTCTTCTGATACGACCCATTGATTTTGTAGACCCAGTAGCTGGAAAGGCGTTTGCCATATCTTATACTCCTATTAGTTTAAAAATCAATGTAAAGTCTTCTTCACATCAGCTTGTAGTTGTTCAATCATTGCTTGTTGCTCTTTCATTGCTTCAACTAAAACTGTAACCATCTTGTCATATCTAATTGTCTTATAACCTTCTAAAGCAGACTCTGTAACTAACTCAGGAAATTGTGCTTCAACTTCTTGTGCTAGAAGTCCAATTTGATTGTCAGTTCTTTCAACGCCAAGTTCTTTAGCTAAACCGTTTGCTTTATAGTTATAACCACCCATTGCCATAACACCTTTAAGTGCTCCGTCAATTGGTACGATATCTTTTTTAAGTCTTTCATCTGAGAAGTAAGCTGTTACTTCACCAGTTGCCTTAATTTCACCAGTAACACTAAATGTTCCTGAGTAAGATCCAGACATTGTTAAAGTACCTGTTCCTGTAATGTCTCCACCGCTTAAACCGTTTCCAGTTGAAACAGATGTAACACCAGTTGCTGGCATGTTAATCATGTTATTACCATCTAAGTAGTAAGAACCTTGTTGACCATCTAAGATGTCAGCATCTAAACCAGATGCGGCTCCATCAACTGTTTTAATTTTAGTTAAAACATCAGAGGCAGTATAGTCTGCTGAGTTTAACTTAGTTGCAATTGAAGTAGTAATTGTTGTTGAAAAGTTTGCATCGTCACCAAGTGCCGCGGCTAACTCGTTCAATGTATCAAGTGTAGTTGGTGAAGCATCTACTAAGTTAGTAATTGCTGTATCAACATAATTCTTAGTTGCACCATCTGTACTAGCTGTAGGTTCTGCTAAGTTAGTAATTTTATTAGAATTCATGTGAACTGGATTACCAAATTCAACATTAACTCCTGCTGAGTCAACAATTCTCTTTGATGTTTGTATTGAAAGTGTTCCCATAGCCTGAATGCTACCTGTTCCACTTGCAAGTAATTCAACAGAACCAGAACCTGATGTATTCATTCTTAAATCTTGGTCTGTATCTGTAGAAAACGTCATTGTATCTGAATCGTCTTCGATTGCTTTCTTACCGTTAATGTAAAGCGATCCTGGACCAACATAAATGTCAGCATATGCTTTAGTAGCCGAGCCTAAACTGTATACGTTGTCTGAGGCTGGGATAAGACTTAGTGTTTCTGCATTGCCAGTTAATGTTAAACCAGCAAATGATGGTGATCCTGCAGTTGTTATATCTTGAGCTGTTTGAATCTCACCTGATGTTGAATTGTATGTGATGCCAGTTCCTGCGGAAATTGCCGCTCTTGCTCTCGCATCTGTGTAATAAAGGTTAGTTGAACCTTCTGCAGTTTCATCTGTTCCAATTGTTACTGCTCCTGTAGAACCGTTAACACTAACAACAGGACCAACCTCAACAATACTGGCTGAACCAGAGACAGATTTTTTAATGTAAACTTTACCGTCATATGTGTTGATTGCTACTTCACCAAGCTCAAGTTGTGAGGTAGTAGGGGTGTTGCCTTGTGTTGCGGATCTTTTTAAAATAATGGTATTTGCCATTGAGTATATACTCCCGGGTTATATAAGCACAATGAGAGGTCGGCTCTCATTTTTTGTGTTCCGTTGTTATTTATACAATTTCTTCTATTTGTGTGTTTTATTAGAGCTAATAATAATATAAATTATTAGAAAGAACCACCGTCTATGCTCTTGTTATCCAAGGTTTCTGTACCAGTAAGAGATGCTTTGGTATTAAGTTGTGTTTGAATATTACTTGTAACACCATCTACATAATTAAGTTCAGTTCCTGTGGCTGTAATTAAGACATTGTTGAAATAAAATAGCGGAGTTCTTATATAAACTCTATCGTTAGTATTATTTGCTAGATAGGTATATGATCCATTAGCATAAAAATTACCATTACTTTGTAAATTACTACTAAAGGAACCCGAAGTTGCACTAACCGAACCACCTGACTGGTTGCCTGCAACATTACCAGTTACATTACCAGTTACATTACCAACTAAACTGCCTGTAAAAGTTGTACTATTTTCAAGAGAATCTATAACTGTTCCACTTCCTACATCTAATCGAAAGTATGGAACAGTAGTTTCTGTAGTGTTGAAATTAACTTTACTAATAGCCCAATGATCAAAGTCTCCACTAGCAGTATGAATGTTTTCAAATTTAAATTTAACACTACTTCCTATAGCGCCTGATGGTAAAGCAATTGATACAGTAGTCCAGGAGGAATATGTTCTTGGACTTCCATAGTATGTTTGCATAAGTGTGTAACTTGAGCCACTGTTAGTACTATAGTAGATTTTAAAATCATCACCACTGTCAGTACCTTCACCACCGTTACTGCCAGTACCTTGGATTATGTCAAAACCAAGTTTTGTATAACTTGATGTATTAATACTTGCAGTTGTAAGGGATCTATTGCCAGTGGTAGCTGAGTTACCTCTAAAACCAAATATACTAGTGGCACCTGACGGATTAGCAAAACCGTTGGCGCTGGTACCTACTCCATTTGTCCTTAGAATTATGTCTTCGTATGTTCCACGATTGCTGTCGCTTAAATAAAATATTCCTGAGGTATCGTATCCTATAAAGGAATTGGTAACAGACAAAGCAATATTATAACTTGATGTATTTGATATATTACCTTGCGAACCAGAAGTAGTTTCGTCTAAAATAAAACGTATTTGAGAGATTGAATCAATGTCGGCTCGCGAATCAACCACTGTTGATAAAGTTATTGGGAGGTAATCGTCTAGATCACTAATTTGTGATTCAGTTATGCTTAGTGCTGATTGGTGTCCAGTAACATCTGATTCCGTAACAGTATAATCTGTTAGATAATTTGAACTTGCATGGTCTCCCCAGCCGTATGAGGTATCCCATTGGCCAACTTTTGTATCTGTGATGTTGTTTGAACCCATATCAATATAATTTCCATTAGCATCTAATGTACCGCCTAGTTGTGGTGTTTTGTCTTCTGATATTTCGTTAACGTCATCTCCATCTGCTTCTGCATTACCACTTGAATCAAATTTACGTGATTTCATTTTACCTGAAGTGGCGTCTCGTTCAATTTTAATTTTTTTACCGGAGCTATCTACCAATTCAATAGCACTTGCTCTAAGTATTTTTCTATTACCTGAACTATCTTTAATATCAAGGTTATCACTACCATCATTTGTTAGTTTAGCACCGCCTAAGTCAATAGTACTACCTGCTAGATAAAGGTCATTAAATCTATAAGTTGACGATCCAAGGTCGTATGTTTCTGTTGTATCTGGAATTAAGTTTCCTGAAATTGTTGACGCACCAATCGTTTTATTAGTTAATGTGTCTGTTGAACTAGCTGTAATATAACTTGATAAATCACTAATTTGGCTTTCGGTTATACTTAAAGCCGCTTGATGAGTTGTAACATCACTTTCAGTAACAGTATAACCTGTAATGTATCCGGCATCATTTGTAAAGACAGAAACACCAGAACTTAATGTCGGTATTACTGATGTATCAATAGCAAATGTTCTGTTTGTTGAAGTGTCAAAATTATCTCCAGAAATACCTGTACCTGGAGTTAAACTTGCAGAGCTAAATGACATAGCACCAGTTGATGAATTATAACTTAAATTACCACCAGAGGCTGATATTGAACTTCTAGTTCTTGCAGTTGTATGATAAAGATTTGATGATCCTTCAGTTACATTATCTGAATCTAATGTATTTTCAGTTACAGTAGTAATAACTCCGTTTTTTTGTATTCCTAAAGTTAAAGATTTTGATGCTCCGCCATATGTTCCTTCAAGAGAATCATATATCTGCGATTGCTTTTGGAATTGAAGAGAGGTTGTACCTAAAACAATCTCTCCAGTTGTTATCAAGAGCCAAGTGCTCTTGCCATTACTAGTTCCTTGTTCAACATAAACAGTCATACCAGAAGAAAACTCTTCAGTACTATCTGCATCAAATGCTCTTGCTATTGTTCCGTTAGATTGACTTGCATAGATGCCATTTTCTGTTGTAGTAGTTTGTCCTACTAGAAGTATTCTATCTCCTTCAGATAAAGTAACTCCATCAACAGAAGATATAGTTGATGTTACTCCAACATTATTTGTTGAGGCTACAAG